ATCAGATATAGAAGAATGGGAAAAAGAAAATAAGATAGAAATACATGATAAAAGGCAAGATAAAATAAATTTAAAGTATCAAATATATTTAGATCAAAAAGCTATATATAACAATAAAGAATCAACTATAGATGATAAGGAAAAAGCTATGAATATATTATTATCTTACTTTTTAAAACGGGTGGAATAATTTGCTGGCATTAATTAAGTCATAAGATGACTAAATAAGAGAGGATTGTTATTAATCCTTACGATTATGTAAGTCCAGTACTTTCCAAATACGAAAATTCGGTAACGAAAATGATTTTAGATCTTTCAAAAAAAGAATCTCAATTATTAGATGATGTATTTATATACATGATTGATTACATAAATGATGATTGCTTTTCAAATTCAGATAGAAAATCTTTTGATTCTATCTATAGAAAACTTAAGAGGAAAAATTAATGTCTAAGTATTTTAAATTAACTGTATCGTCAATGTCGATGCATAGTTTATTAATCAAAACACCTGATGATATCAATGAAGATGATATTCATCGTAACTTCAGAAAATTTGATGGTGGATCTTTTTCATCTGATGATGGAGATTGGGAGTATTCAGAAACAGAAGAAATAGATGAAGAAGAATTTGAAGATGAAACTTTGAATAAATGTGATTGGGAGGATAGATACCAATGACTAAAAAATATCATGTACTTATGTCTGAGATACATTCAGTTTGGTACTTAGTTGAAGCTAAAAATAAAAAAGAAGCTATTAATAAAGTTTCTTGTGGAGATTACATTGAAGCTGAAGATGAAGGTTGCGAAATGGGCGGTCAAGAATTTTGTGAAATAGAGGAGTATGAAGATGACTAAACAAAAAACTTTTAGAATTAAAATTAGTAGAGACTTTTTATATGAGTATGAAGTCAAAGCTACTAATGAAGATGATGCTATTCAAAAAGCATATGATGATTGGGATGGAGAAACTGATGACGTTGAACTAATTGATGAAGAATGTTATCAAGCTGATTGTATGGATTGGGAGGAGATAGAAGAATGAATTATTATGTTGTAGTCGCTAGAGAAGAGTATAAAGAAGAAGAAGTTATATATTATCAAGGAGATTATTCTTTTAAAGAATTAGAAAAACTTGCAACTGAATACGTTAGAGAAAATACAATTATGGAATATGAAGATATTGAGGATTGTTATGTACATATAGATTTTATTTTTAAATCAAAAACCCCTATTAAATGGATCTATGATTGATAACCCATTAGAAAATCAAGTTATGGAAGAAAAAGAAGCTCTTTATGTTAACGAAAAATATGAAGAGCATTGTGCTGATAGAGCTAAAGAATTAGCTGAAATTAATAATTTAAATCCAGATTATTATGAACCTTTTATAGAGTTTTACATTGAAGAATGTAGAGAATCAGATAGAGGTT